GGGTGCCGAGTTCGAGATTTGGTTTCGTGCGCTTGATCGGCCGGACCATGTAAGCAATCTCTTGTCCTTGGAAGTGACGGGCGCCTGGGTCAACGAAGCCCGCGAGATTCCGTGGGCAATCATCGATGCTCTGCAAGGCCGCATCGAACAGTGGCCATCGAAAAAAGCCATGGGCGTCGCGCCGACGTGGGCGGGCATTTTCATGGACACCAACCCTCCCGATCAGGATTCGGATTGGTTCCGATTCTTCGAGGAAAAGAATCACCCGGAATGGTTCGCTAAGATTTTCAAGCAACCATCCGGGATTGGGCCGGACGCGGAGAACATCCCGAACCTCAATAGCCCGCATTATTACAAGATGCTCGCCGAGGGCAAAAAGCCCGAATGGATCAAGGTTTATATCCACGGCCAATATGGCTTTGTGGTCGATGGCAAGCCGGTCTATGATGAATACTCCGACCACATGCACCTTCGCGAAGTCAATCCGGTGCCGGGGCGGCCGATCATACGGTCGTTCGATTTTGGTCTAACACCGGCTTGCGCGTTCTCACAGGTACTGCCCGATGGCCGTTGGCTAACCTTCGACGAAATGCTCTCAACCAACATGAGTTTCGATAAATTCTCCGACGATGTGCTCAATCACTGCAAACGCTCATTCAAAGGTGACGTAAAATTCGAGGATTACGGCGATCCGGCGGGGAATCAGCGGGCGCAGACCGACGCGCGGACTTGCTTTGAGATTGGCGCGGCCAAGGGGATCGAGATTATCCCAAGCGAACAAGACCCGACGCTGCGGATGGAATCGGTTCGTAAGCCTCTGCGGACCTTGATCGGCGGTGAGCCGCAATTCGTCTTGCACCCCCGTTGCAAGAACATCCGCAAGGGGTTTCTTGGTGGATATAGCCTGCGGCGCTTGCAAGTGGGGGGTGCGGAGCGTTACGTTAGTCGCCCGGACAAGGGTGGCTTGTCGCACATCATGAATGCCCTCGAATATGGTGCGGCGCAGTATTTTGCGCCATCACTAACGGGGGCACGCTCTTCGGTGGAAGGCGATTGGCCTTCGGCGTATGGTGGACAGGTCGATGATCGTGGGCGTAGTGAAGTTACGGGATACTAGGTTTCACGAGAGGTCGCGTAGTTTGCACTACCGGACTCGGTCAACGTCGCTCCGAGATTTGGTGACCGAACCGTAATCACTGAGGCAGCGTGACCCAAAGGGACTAACCGATGCCGAAGATTCCCGAACTGACGCCCATCGAATCGTCCATGTTCTCCGGCCACCACTACGACCCGGCAACACGGACAATGACGGTGCAGTTCAAGAACGGCAGCGTCCATGAGTATGACGACGTTCCGATGGAGAAGCACGAGGCATTCACGGGCAGCGCCTCTCCGGGGCGATATTTCAATGACCGGATCAAACAAATGTATCCATCGCGCAAGATCGCGGAGTGAGCCATGCGAATGATGATTCACGCCGAAGAGGATAAGTGGCAGGCGGAAGTGCTGTTCTCGCCCGCGTCCGCTTTGAGCGCGGTCATGCACTGCACGGCGCGCGTCAAGGCGGAAACGAACGACGATGCGCTTTCTGGCGCGCAGTGCGTACTGGACCTGTTCGCGCGGGGTCGCAAGGCGTTCCTTCGCGTGCTGCCGGAAGCGAATAAGGAAACAGATTTCGACACCAAGGAAACCAAGATCGAAGGCTTTGTGCGGTTCTCATTCTCGCTTGAAGCCGGCGAGTGGATGGTGCCGGAGCCGACGCTTGATCTGCCGCTCACGTTTGCGGAGGCGCGGCCGTGAACGAGCCCGTCCGACTTGTCACGGCGCCGAGTGTTGACGAACGCATACGCGCTGGCAGCGCGGAACTGTTGCGTGAGGCATTGGCGGACGTGGAGGCCGGCAAAGTGCTGGGCGTGATCGTGCTCTGCAAGGAAACAGACGGCATGTGGATGCACCGGGCTTCGGAAAGCATTTCAGTCCGCGAGGAAATCGGCTCAATCGAAATGCTCAAATTCGACCGCATCATGCGGACGAGAGAATCGGACTAAACAATGGCCGTCGTGTCTTCGCTCGAATCCCCGCTCGCGCCACCCACGGCGCGGCCCGTTCCGTCGCCAGATACCGACCAAACGTCGGACGCCGCTGCGGCGGCGGAGAACACCAAGTCCGACGACGGAACTTATGGCCGCAACGAATCAACAAGCGTCAAAGATTATCTGATCGGCCAAATCGATGAAGTGAATCTCGCCGAACGCTACAGTCCAACCGTACTCGACAAGCTCGGGCAACTCGTGGTGTTCGAGTTCAACATCGACGAGAATTCCCGTGCCGATTGGAAAGACAAAGCCGAAAAGGCGATGAAGTTTGCGACGCAGGAGGCCGAAGAGAAAACCTATCCGTGGCCGCGTAGTAGTAACGTAATCTTCCCGCTCATCACCCAAGCTGCAATCCAGTTCAACGCGCGCACCTATCCGGCGATCATCCAGAATCGCAATGTGGTCAAGGGCGTAGTATGGGGATCGGACAAAGGCACGCCAGCGACCGATGACGGCAAGCCGGACGGCAAGCCGAAGATTCATCCTGACGGCACGCCGATCTGGCTGTCCGCTCCTGGCGACAAGCGCAAGCGCGCCGACCGCATCGGCGAGCACATGAGTTGGCAGCTTCTTGAAGAAATGAGCGAATGGGAGGCGCAGACCGATTCGTTGTTGCTGCAAATCCCGATCATGGGCGGTGCATGTCGCAAGACCTATCGCGACCCGATGGAGGAACGTAATCGCTCGTTATTGGTGCCGCTGAAAAACCTCGTATGGAGTTACCATGCCCCGTCATTCGAGGATGCCCCGCGCCATACCGAAATTCTCACACTCTACCCGCATCAAATCGAAGAATACGAGCGCGCCGAAGTCTATCTGCCGCTGGTCTATGGACCGGGCGGCGACGGCGAGACCGCGAATGAACAAGCCGACGCAGGCGACGAAGACGCGCCGCATGTCTTTCTCGAACAGCATCGGCGCTATGATCTGGACGATGACGGCTATCCCGAACCCTATATCGTTACGGTCCACAAGCGATCAAGCAAGGTCGTGCGCATCGTTGCGCGCTATGATGAAGATGGAATTCAGGTCGGCAAAGGCGCGGATATAAATGAGGACGAAGAGACTGACGCCCTGACCGGCAAGGAAGACCCCGACCGCGAAGAGATTCTGAAAATCACGCCGGTCGATCATTACACGCTCATTCCATTCTTGCCGAATCCCGATGGCGGGTCTTATCCCGTTGGCTTCGGTCATTTGCTGCGCCCGCTCAATGAGGCGATCAATACCACGCTCAACCAGATGTTTGATGCCGGGCACTTGCAGAATGCGGGAGGTGGGTTTGTCTCCGATCAGCTTTCGATTCATTCCGGCCCAGTGAATTTCCAGGTCGGGAAGTACGTCCGCGTCGGATCGAAGGGCCAGGCGATACGCGACGCCGTGTTCCCGACTCCGTTTCCGGGGCCGTCCCAGGTTCTATTCCAATTGCTCGGCTTGCTTCTGAACGCCGGCAAGGAAACCGCAGCGGTCAAGGATATTCTCGCTGGCGATGCCGCAACGGCAAACGCGTCGCCCACCACGATTCTTGCGCTGATCGAACAGGGCCTAACGGTCTATACCGCAATCCACAAACGCATCTATCGGGCGCTCAAAGCCGAGTTCAACAAAATCTATCGGCTCAACCGGATTTATCTGAAAGACGAACAGCGAAGATACCGCGTCGGCGACGAATGGCGCGAAGTGCAGCCGGACGATTATCGCATGGGCGGCGGCGTGGAGCCGATAGCCGACCCGACGATGATAACGGACATGCAGAAGCTCGGGCGGGCGCAAATCCTGTTCCCGATCAAAGAAGACCCGATGCTCAACAAGAAAGAAATCTATATGCGGATGTTCGATGCCGCGAGCATGGATCGGGTCGAGGACCTGTTCGCGCCGCCGCCGAATCCGCAAGTGCAGCAGCTTATGATGAAGATGGCGATGGAGGAAAAAGAGGCCGAGCTTGGGCGGCTGCGGGCTGCGGAGTTGAAGGACAATTCGCAAGCGTATCTCAACATGGCCATGGCGGCGTCGAAGGCCAATGGGCCGCAGATGGATTGGATAGACAAGCAGCTTCGCATCATGGAAATGCACATCGAGGCCACCAATACGATGGTCAAGGCCGCCGATGTGGAAAGCCGGCATTTCATTGGCCGGGGTCGGTTGAGCAACGAGGCGGAACGGAACCGGCAGGATATAGCCGACCTTTCGGCGAATGTCTCGGCTGGTGGGCCGCCGAGTAGCACGCTGCCGCCGTTTCCGCAGATGCCTCCGGGAGCGCCGCCCGGAGGGCCAGCAATGCCACCTGGACCGCCCGGTGGTGGGCCTAGCTCGGTGCCGCCGCCGGCATTGCCCGGTCCCGCTGCGGGGCCTGTGGGGCTTCCGCCAGCGCCGCAAAAGCCGCTCGGGAATGGGTTTGACCCTAGCGCACTCGGCGCTAAGATCGAAGGAAACTAACTTCGAGATATGGGACGGCACACGTTGGGTTCACGCAAGCGAATGCGAGAAAATTATTTACGACATCCGTTCAAATAAATGGGAGACTAAATCGCTATGAGTTGGAATTTTCGGATAACCGGATTTGCCGGCGGCAGACATCCACGGGCGCCATTTGGCACCAAACTCTTAGTTACGTCGCACAAAAGCGAAGCCAGCGCATACGCCGAGATTGAGGCGTGGCGGGAAAGGATGCGGCGGGGAGAAGCCAGCAAGGTTGAGTTGATTGATCTCAGGCCGGGCGGCAACCTCACGAATGTCGCGGTGTATCAGGAAACACAAATTCCGTGGTCGTGGCGCCGCTGTGACCCCGACATCGTAACCGCTCGCGTCCATCCCTAATGACCCAAACACTTTAACACCCATGCCCCAACGCCCAGCCCACGAATCCCTCCTGCTCGAACTCCGCGAACAAGACTATGCTCAATGGAAACACCACCCAATCACGTCCGCCTATCTGCAATACCTATCCGATCAAATCGAAGCATTCCGAACCGCAGCGGCAGACCTATTGGAAAACGGCGACCTTAATTCACAGGCAGAAATGCTACGGGGGAGACTCTTAACGCTGCGTGAGTTGCAAAGTCTCTCGTTGGAGCATATCAAGAATTTCTACAGGCAAGAGGAATCGGAGGAAAAAGGTCAATGAGTGACCTACAATCGGCTGACTTTCGCCGCGCGCTGAACCATGTAGCGGAAAACGAACGCGATGCGCGGCATCATACCCGCACTCTGCGGGACGCCTTCGATAAAGTGTGTCACGACAAAGGCGTTTATCAGGGCGACGGGCCGCCGATGGCCTATTTTCAGACAACGGAATATAGTCCCCGCCAGTTTATCTACATATCGTTCGGAATGAGCGGAGAGAAACCGCAAGGTCAGCCCATGGAGACTTCTCTGCATGTGGGCGAAGTGATTCGCGCGAGCGTCGCGACATTCAGTGAATGGCTGCAGCCGAATCGCACGCTGGTCTGGCGCACAAGACCAGAGGTTGACATGAACGACGACGGCAGCGAACGATGGGCGTCTTATTGGCGCTGCGTCCAATTGGACGACGACGCGAAGCAAATCGACATCACCTGGAATTTTTAGGCAACGAGGAACATCATGCCCGTTCGTTTCATCAACGGAATCAATGTCGAATTCCGCTCCGAAGACTGGGACGGCATCGACCGCAGCGGCATCAAGGTCGTCGGCAAGTGCATCCTTGTCCTGACCGACAAGTGCGTGAAAAGCGCAGGCGGCATCGAGTTCGACCCGCAAAAAGAAGAACAACTCAACGCCGCATCCGACACCGGCATCCTCGTTGCCGTCGCTCCCGGCGCCTTCCTGCTCAACGAAGACATGACGCCGTGGCACGGCGACAAGCCAAAGCCCGGCGACCGCGTATTCATCGAGAAATATGCAGGGCGCCAGGTCACCGGCAAGGACGGCCGCGTCTATCGCCTCATGGATTATGGCGCGGTCGGCGCGATGTATTACGCGGAAGAAAAAACCGCTTCCGTGACGCAAATCGCTGACGCAATGGAATCGCTCAGACAAAAAGAACTCAGGGGATAAGCATGGCAGGCACGACGGTTGAAAGCAGCGTTCCACGAGCCGACCTCGCGGCAGACTTGCCCGATGACGATGCCGGCGGCGAACTCAACGGAGCAACAGTTGCCGACGATCCGGCGGTCGAAGCCCGTGCCCGCGAAATGGGCTGGAAGCCGCTTGCCGAATATCGCGGCCCTCCCGGCAAGTGGCAGCCAGCGGCAGATTTTATTTCCCGCGGCGAAAATATCCTCCCCATCGTCCGCGACCAGAACCGCCGCCTGACCGAACGCCTTGGCAAGCTCGAAGGCGAAATGACCGGCTTGCGCAATACCGCCCAGGAACAGCTTCAAGTCATTCGCGAATTGCGCGAAATGGGCAAGCGGCAGAATCAGGCCGGCTACGA